TTTAGCAAAGCTTGTCATATCTCCTTTAACTTTTTCCAGCTGCTGTACTACATAATGTATATCGGCCCCATGACGCAGCGCAGTTGAGGTCATTCTTGTTAAAGCGTCTTCTTCTTCACTACACGTTGCATTAATTGGAGAAATCTCTGAATCATCTTCTAGTACGGCTTTGTACATTCCTTTTGGCCGTTTCTTCTTGATAATTATACCAGTTTTAACTTTTTTGTCAATGAAGCCGTTTTTACCAGCAAAGACCTCATAAGGATCTTCGTTATAAACTCCCACTAAAACAAAATAGGACTCTCCTTTGACTTTGATATGGTGAACATCGCACGGTAGCTCCGAGGGCCTTTCGGGGGAGTCAGTTTTAATGATATGGTCTGGGTCGTCTTTGAGAGAGGATTCTTTAGACAACACAGATGTCATCGTCCCTGCACGATAAGTAGTAAACCCCTTAATGCCATTTTCCCACGCCTTTTTGTATACGGTTTTAAAATCTTCATAGGGATAGTCATTAGGTAAATTAATTGTTTTGCTAATAGCAGAGTCTACCCACTTGGCAAAGATAGCCATTGTATTAACATGAGCATCAACATTTAAATCCATTGTACATGTAGCAGAAGGTGAATCAGAATTCCATTTGTTTTCTTCTTTAAGCCTTCGCACTCCATAATCCTCAATCCACTCTTCTTTTAGCAACCCTCTAGTACGATCAAACTTCCATACCTTTTCTTCAAATTCAGTAGCAAGTAGCTCTTCGTCGCCTTCTTTGACCCACTTCCACTCAGTTTCAGAATCAAAAGTTTTTTTAGCCCAATCTATATTCGCAGGGGGCGTCATCCCCTCAGGAGCATGTGGCTGTATAGATGTTCTCACATATCCGTGCATAAATAGAGGCTCAAGACCACCGCTAACCAAGTTTGCAAACACAGAACTATTACCAGTAGGTTGAATAGATGTAACATGAGAATTTCTCATACCACACTGTTCAATTATTTTTCTAGTTTCTTGATTTAGCTGCTTAATGAATTTGCTTTTAAGGTACTTCTCCTGATCGTATAATGGAAAGGTTCCTTTTTCTTTTGCCAACATAGCAGAAGAGATATAAGACTCGTTAGCAATAAACTCCATTAGATCTTCGGTCATCTCTAAAGCTTTTTTGCCACCATATTTTACCCGCGCCATGAGCAATGCGGAGCCATATCCCATAACTCCCAATCCTATTCTTCTTTTTGACATTAGATTTTCTTTTTGAATGTCTAAAGGAACATAGGTCTTGTCATTAACATTATCCATAAATCGTACAGCAGTATGAATAACTTCTCTTAGTTCGTCATATTTCCACTCTTTGGTCTCAATGTCTATAAAGTGAACGAGATTAAGAGAGCCTAGCAAGCAGACACCCCCAATAGGAAGCACTTGCTCACCGCAGGGGTTGGTTGCACTAATATGCTCGCAATAATGTAGATTATTCATCTTGTTCATATTGTCAACAAAAAGAACCCCAGGCTCATTACGATTATAAGTATTGTCCATGATGAGATCCCAAAGTTCCCGTGCGCTTTGAAAGAAGCGATAGGAAATAGTAGAATCTTTTTTACCAATCAATTTTTTCCATCCCACAAGGTTTCCGTCCCAACTTTCTTTATATTCTTGTTTATATTTTTCATAGTTAGGAAAAATCAATTGCCACGTCTCATCGTTTTCAACAGCGTTCATGAATGCGTCGGTACACAGCACTGACATATTAAATTTTGAGAGGCGCCCAGCGGTTTTTTTAGCTTCAATATATTCTACTACGTCAGGATGCCAGCAAGAGACGGTGACCATCTGGGCACCTTTGCGGATGAAATTTTTTTCATCTTTTCTATTTTTCTTTCCTGATCCTGAAGTGATAATTTCTGATGATTTATCCCATAGTTCTAAGAATTTCACAGATCCAGGAGATTGATTAGCGATTCCCCCAATATGACTACCACAGGGACGCAGAGGGTCAACGCAAAAGCCGTATCCGCCTTCGCTTTTTAAAATCTTGGCCTGTCTCATCAAGGCCGTATAAATACCCTCAATAGAGTCCTGATCTCGGCCTGTAAAGCCATCTACAAAACAATTGATGTAGGTCGTACCCTCTAGGCCTGAGCCAGCATTGGAGGTAATGCGACCGCCGGGTACAAACTTAAAGTTCTCCAAGACATTATAGAACTTAGCTTCCCATTCCTCTGAGTTTTTTTCTATAGAAGCTAGATCCTTGGCTACTCTTTGCCATGTGTCTTCAATTTCGTTGTCAGTTAATAACTTGTATTTTTGATACCAAGTTTCTTCACTAAAATCGTTAGTAAAAGCCGAGTCCATTGAGCTTGCCCTTGATGAAAAGACTCACCCCCGGAGGGGTGAGCCGTGAGTTCCAAGCGACACTTGATAATCGCCCTCTTAAAATTAGCCTGTTAATTGTACCATTACCGACATCAATAATATGTGCTTCTTTTAAGATTGCTTATAGATAGCGGAGCAGGTGCCGCTTTAACGAAGACTAAGTCGTTCGTAGTGCCCCACTGTCTATATTATACACCGTCTTAGCCATCTTGGTTTTTAAAAAAAGAAAAATCAAATTTTATTTCTTCCATCTCCAGCCCATTTTGTATTAAGAAATCATAAATTAATTGGTCGTCATGGGAAAACCCGTGTACCTTTTTTCCTTCAGGAACAACAATATGGTAAATATTATTTTGCCATAAAAGTTTTACACAACTATTACATGGATAGTGGGTTACATAAGCTGTCAGCTTATCTCTATCGGGCTTATAAACCATATTAGAGATTGCGTTTTCTTCTGCATGGACCATGTAGGGATATTTAAATGGTCTTTTTTTAGGCTTGTCTTCGTCATTGCAGCCTTGGGGAAATCCATTATATCCCATTCCGAGGACATGTTTGTTTGAATTAATAATTATACATCCAACTTTTGTTTCCTCGTCATGACTTCTAATAGAAACGTAATGAGCCAGCCCCATAAAATATTGAGCCCAGGACGGTCTATCCATACTTTTTCATTTCCTTTTCTGCACATTTACAGTAAGAGTAATTTTTCTGGGTATGGCACCCTTTGATTAAATTTTTTCCTGAAGATGCATATGTAACTACCTGATAGCCTTTTCCATTACAGATTTTACATTTTTTTTTGGCGTACATACGAGCCATATTCAAGTCTACTGTCATTTTGTAATTGAAGTCCATTCCCAACTCCTTTAAAAGTTCTTCGCGAAACTCTGGGTCATGATTGAGACGGTTTTGGACTGTCTCTTTAAAATCCCGAGTTAACGCCATTTTCTTGTCCTCTGGATAGTATTGTACACGAAACAGTGTGACTGTCAACAGTAACTGGGAATATTCTTGCGAACTTCCCAGCTATGCTGCATCTATATTATACATCGCCCTTAGTTTTAATAGCTGTCAAAATTTGAAATTGACACTCTTTTACAGAGTCTTCAATCTTATCCATTTTTACTTCTATTTTTTCTTCCAGCACATCAAATTTACTTTCGAGACTCATTAAGCGAGAATTCAAAGAGTGGTTCACCTTCTCCTCCAGTAGAATTAGTTGTTTGCTGTGCGAGATGACGGTATGTAAGGTCCAAGCAAGAATAGGTATGAGTATCATTCCCACTACTTGGGCTACATTACGAATGAGTTCCCAGGCTTCGTTCATATAACGGATGCTCTCATTAAAAGAAAAAAAAGAGAGTCTCCGAAGAGACCCTCTTCTCTAGATGCTTACCAGTTATATTTACGATTATACTCATCTTGCTTAGGTACTTTCGTACCAAATTGATAGACAAGCTGTCCCGGACGATCTTGTGTCACGTTGACACCCGAGTCTGTTTTAGACGCCCTCATAGTAGCGGATTGATCCGCGCTGGCTACAATGCTCCAAGCACCTGAAGTAGCAGATTCTGGATATCCCAAGATCCATTTACCAGTGAACTGGTTCCATTTCAGGTTGAGTACCGCACTCTTGTAGTAGGACACTCGCATCACAGCTTCTTGCAGCGGCGTAAAGGCTGCATTCGCACTGTTAGAGTCGCCGCCTACGAGAACCGTGTTGGGAATATCCCCAATTTCGGTTGAGGCTCTCATAATAACCGCAGTTCCTGACCCATTCAGATTAAAAGCAGTTGTTGTTTGAACCCCAGTAGTTCCAACACCAGTGGCCTCTACAACAGTAATAATCGGATTTCCTTCTCCTAAAGCTGTCGAAGTCCACAGATTGGTATCAGAAATTGTACCACAATACCTGATATCTCCATGGTTGTTGTCAACTCCAGCTACCCAGCCATTCGGGCCTTGGGGAGTTTCTGTAGCACTGTCATCAATATTCCAATATGCCATAACACAAACCTCCAATTATGGAAGTATTACAATCCTATTAATCCGTACTGTGCAGGTCCTATCCTAACCTATAGTTACACCATTAAGGAATTTATCGGAAAAAAATCGAGCCCCAAAGATATCAGTCTCCATGATAGCTTTATAATGTTTGGGTAACCAAGCATAGCCGCTAGTAATGGTAGATATTTTGGTTTCTTGTTCGATAAAATGACACAGTAAAATGTTGTCATAAATATCATCATGATGATAAGATATAGAAGGTATTAAAAAATCTACCTCTAGTTTATCTACCAGCTTACTCAATTTAACGGTTTTGTTCATACCTATAAGATTATAATCCACTACTAATCTTAAGCTTGCTCCATACTCTTCGCAGATTTTTTTATGAGTTTTAACCTCATCAAAGAAGTGTTTATATTTTTTTTCTTGTAAAAAAAAGGGATTAAATACTAAATCTATAGCATTTGCCCCACTTCTAATAGCTCCTAGAGCCTCATGTTGTTTGATCTTAGGATCAGTTGTACCCAAAGGATACCCTACCGGTGCCGCTATAGTCATTCCAGGGGGGAGATAAGAAAAAATTTCTTTTAAAAAGTATAGAGGGGTAGCAATTCCATCTACAGAACCGTTATCTACAATTCTGAATATTTTGGGCAGCTCTGTCTTCAAGGTAATTAGAGCTTGATTATAGTTACAATATTCACGATACATTTTGTTTAACACTAGCTATAGATTCATATCCCTTTTCTCCTACCATTGCATCTGCAAATCCATTTTCCACAGCCTCTTCAGCGGAAAGCCACCAGTCTTCCCTTTTTGAGAACATATTCTTAATGCGAGAGGCTTGTAAATGACTTGCCTCTACATAAATTTCAAGCATTTTTTCGTATGTTTTGTGTTCCCATTGTGCCCACGACTTGGCCTGCCTATGGGTTAATCCGCTGTCAATATCGGTGCAACCTTCATGTAAAAGCCAGTCACAGTTAGGCATTGTGAGACGCACATCGGCTGCTTGAGGAATGATACTTCCCATGGAAGCGGAAATTCCATGACATATGAAAATAATTTTACAAGGGCTTTGAAAAATCATATCATAAATAGACATGCCAGAATTCCAATCGCCCCCTATGTTATACTGGTGTACGATAACGGGGTTGTGGTTGAGAGACTCCAGAATGCGTAGGTTTTTAATAAACCTATTAGCCATTCTAAAATCAGTTCCTGATTCTTCCGTGTCGAAAATGCTATGTAAAAATATTTCCCTGTGAGTTAATAACACCCCATTATCATGCACTTCAGATACATAGTTACTTTCGTCATGCTTCACTCTTCTGTTCATGTTTTGCATCCCTAATGTATTCTAGTAAGTTCTTCCTTACTGTTGACATTACATCACGGTCAACAAACATTTTTCCTATGGCTATTCTAAATCTATAAGGAGTTAAAATATCTAAAGTCTCCACCCCTGAAGTATTTCCTACTATATTATAAACATTTTCTGTTAATTTAAAGTTTGCGTGTCCCACCCAAAACTTAAAATGTTCACTGGCTAGAGACTGTTCTGTCAATGGCATAATACCAAAAGGAGTCATTATACTTTTGATATGGTTTATCAAAGGTAATTTCTCTGCAAACATCTCTTCGTCGTATATTTCCATTTCCTCTTCTTCTATTTCTATAGCAGCCACTTGCGTTTCATATGCATCTACCCATTTTTCCCAATAAACATCGTTTCCACTAGGGACTGGTATGTCTGTCATAATCTGCCTCATACTGCTATTGGGTTGTACAACTTGATATATTATAAAATACACCAAGCATTAAACCGACCGCGTCTGTTTTATAGATATTTTCTCAAATTAAACACTCTCGTAGGATCGACTGCACTTTGAGAATTAATTTTTTGTTGAGCTTCCTCCACTTCCTCTACCAGATTTTGATGTTCGGCGTAGGTGTCATTCCATTGAGCAAATATAAGAGCAGCAAAAGTTTCCCTTTCTTCTTTTTCGTGCTCCTCAGCCTGAGCAACCCATATTTCTATAGATTTAACAAAAAAACTTGAAAGAGCACCACTATTAATTAAAAAAATTAAATTTCCAATAGCACCGATAGCATCAAGAGTAGTGTGGGAAGCGTCAAAACCAATCACAAAATCTCCCTCCTCGTCTACTTCTATTAAAAAATGACCACAGGGAGTATCTAGAAAAGCTCCCTCTTGCAAAGGGGAAGGGGGAGACTCTTCGCACTTCTCTAGTTTTTTTTGTGCGAATTTGCTTTTCAGCACATTAATTATTTTTGATATCATATAACAAGTTCCCCTATATAAAAAGCCTGTGGGTTGCACAGGCTTAAGTGATTCCCTATTATATTATACATCATTAATGGAAATCTAAAACACCTATTTTTAGATAGTATTCTTTGGCATCTATTTTGGGTTGATGTATGAGCACGGGAAAGGTCTGAGAATCTTTCGTTAGAACCCTTTTCTCTCCCTTGACCGCAGAGCCTGTTCCTGAGCTTTCAATAGGAAGGTGGAGGATTTCATCATAAGAAGGACTAGCTTCTTTTTCATCAAGAGCCCAAAGAACATCTTGCTCACGAGCCCATTTCCTCATACGTCTAACCGGAACAATAAAATTAAATGTTTCTCCTGCGCCACGCACTAGCATTCCTACATATTTACCAGCGTCGTCACCACTTCTTTCGGTAAGAAATACGCCGCCTCCTGAAGACCCTGGAAAGGCTGTTACGGTTGTCTGATCAAAGATAACGCCGTCTCCACTCCCCAAATTTAAAACCCGTCCAATTTGAGACATAATACCTCGTGTCATTGAGTTAGAACCTTGTTGTCCCAACAACGATCCCACATGGTATAGTTCTTTTCCAATAGAAACGGGATCATCACTATCCAAAAAAACAGCATTTTTATCAACAAAATTCTTTTTTCTCACCATCAAAAGGGCAAGATCTTCTCCATTTTCTGAGTGGGAAAACTTCAAAACCTTTGCATCCATTTTGATTTCACCGACTCTACGACCTACCTCTACAAGCTCTTGTACGATTTGCACATCCTTAAATTCAACTACTTGAACGGGTTTTCCTTGTCGAATAATGGTACGTACAGAACGTAAATTGTCAATAACATGTCCCGCAGTCCAAACAAAATTAATCTTTTCTACTTTGTCACCATCTGTCTTAATATTTCTAGTAATTAAAACTCCCGAGCCTTCGCTCATTCCTGATTTAACGGTTACAGATACATCTTGAAGTTGCTGGGCCAAATCTTGTCCAAACCCCAAGGAGCAGAGAGCCAGCAGCATAATAGGTACCAACAAAAGTCTTTTCATCATATTCTTCCTTCTATTATAGTAAGAAACCCTATATATTATATACTTCTCAAGCTAATTTCCGCTACTACCAAATCCCCCGTCTCCTCTCTCAGTAGTACTTAACTCCTCTACTTCTTGGAGATTACAATGGGGCACTGACTGGAATAAAATTTGAGCTATTCTTTCTCCTTTATTAAAATGCACTTCTTGATCACTAGAATTCCAGAGACACACCTTTATTTCTCCTCTGTACCCACTGTCAATGACCCCAGCAAATCTATGAACCCCTTTTTTCACAGCCAGTCCTGATCTATCCCAAATAAGACCTACGTGAGCAGAAGGGATAGACATGGAAATATGGGTAGGTACAAGCCCCTTCTCATGAGGCATAATAAGAAAATCATGTGGGACGTACAGGTCCCAGCCAGCGTCTGTGTCATTAGCCCTTGTAGGAATAATAGCATCTTCGCTCAGTTTTTGTACTTGAATGTCCAAAGTGTACCAGTTAGTCATAAATTATCCCTTCTATTTTACTAGCTGTATGCTTCCATCCAAACTGCTTCGCTGTTTTAACACCCTCTAGATTATACAATTTTTTTGAAGCTGGAAGGCTATATTCTTCATAAATTTCTCTCATGTAGTGAATAACTTGATTAAAAGGGTTTCCTTCTAGACAAGCCCAATTTCCTAAGTTCCCCTGAAACCATTTTCCATCATTGGCTGATTCAAATTCTTCTATATTTATTAACATGCAGTTTTCTTCAGTGCAAAATTCAGTATGAGCAGAATAGCTAGTAGCAATAACAGGTTTTCCTAGAGCCATCATTTCTAGAAGTTCTAGGTTCCATCCCTCAGCTCTGCTTGGAAAGATTCCACATGTTGCCCCAGCCATCACGGAGGCAAGGTCGGCATGTGTTTTTTGCCTTGGTAAAATTTTGACTCTAGGATCACCCTGATAATATCTTTCCCATTCTCCTGTTTCTTTTGGGCTTAAGAATGGGTTAGATGGAAGCATCCACAATTCAATATCTTGATCATGTGGAAAGGCTTGTTTGAACATTTCAAGAAGGATATCGTGACCCTTTCTCTTTTCCCATTTTCCACAATTTAAAAAGACACACTTACCTGTAGCCTGAGCTTTCAAATTTTCGTCAAATATATCGGTGTCAACACCTAGAGGGGCGACACAAGCTTCTTGGTTTGATACTTGATCTTCTACTACTTGCTTTGCCCAGTTGGATGCAACAACAACCTTATCACAGGAACTGAGATGGCTAATTCGTGTTTCATCGAATTTTGTAATTTCAAAAAAAGGAAATCCAAAGAAGGGTCCACTTCCAATTCTTTCAGCCATAGAAAACTCATGCCAAATTTTTAAGCATGGTGCATTGTGATCAAAAGTAGGTTTCATGTGTTGAGAAACAAGGGTGGCATCTTCTTGATTGTCAACTTCTATTTGACCAATAGGAAAAAGAGAAACATCTACATTCTTAACTAATTCTTTAAATATATTTAGTCCCGCTACTCCATAACCTAGCGGGTTAATCGGCGTCATCAAATTCATCGTCTTCATGTGGGCTCCAGTATTCTTCCTCTGGTTCCTCTGGTATAAAATATGATCCTATGTAAGCTGCTGCTGCGAGTTCAATAATAATATCTAACATAGTTTAAACCTAAAAAAATCCCCTCCCGAAGGAGGGGGTGAGCTTTGGGATGATAAGGTAAATCCCGACTGAACGGGATGATACACTAAATCCCAACAACCATTTTTCTCATAACTTGAAACATATCTCTAACAGCATCTCGATATTCTTTTCGATACTTTCTAAAGCTTTCCCATTCTTGATCAGTAAAGTTCTCAAATTTCTTAAGAACGGTCAGATGCCCCTTCTTATTTGGAAGTTTATTGCCTTGTTTTTTAGCGATATATTTGGGCATACCATGCCAGTAAAGATTACTACGAGCTGTTCCTCCATTTCCATGATGAGGACTAAATCCAAAAATATACTTCCACCCCGCAGGACGCCCAGTGGGTTCCCTAAGGCGTATAGTACCGTCAAAATCAATTAAAGTAGACCAGATCGTGTAGAGTTGACAAAACTTTAGATCACTTTTCATCATGTTACCATTTTTTTTTACTTTCAAACCAAATGCATCTTTAGTATTTGATTTAACTCTTTGAGTAATCTCTGGTAAAGCCTCTGTCAGAAGTTGTGATGCTTTATCATCTGGATCTACATATTTCCGGTCTCTAGATAAATTTAGCATATCCTTTATCTCCTCTTTTACTTCCCACCCTTCTTCAACTAGAGGATGAGTTTCAAGAGTGGTGCGTGGTTTCATAATTTGATATTGGGGAAATTTTTTTAGATATTTAGAGATAGCTCGCAAGTCATTCTTGTCTGTCTTTGGTTGAATTCCAAATATTCTTCTTGCTTTTTCTGTCATTATTGACGAAAAAAATCCAAGCTCTATACCTTTGTCTCTACAACTTTGATACCACTCAAGTAGTTCCTCTGCCTCGAAATATTGAGCCCTTGACATCCCTCGTTTGGGATCTCCAAAGTGAGACTTCTCGCCAATAAGTGTATCACCGGCATTTAGACGATCTTGAATAGTTAGAGCGTCTTGTGGCTGAAGTTCTTCAAACTCGCCTGTATCTTCCCAATAGACAGTACACTTTAGACCACCACAGTCAATAAAAATAGTTTGTTGTTCTTTCTGATTCATAATTAATGCTCCTGAGTAAAAGTTTGAAATAAAAAAGGTGGTGGTGGGAAAGAGGAGCTAAATCCCGACTAAACGGGATGATTCACTGAATTCCCAACCACCTAGAAAAACTTTGGGATGGTGACTTAAATCCCGACTGAACGGGATGACATGGTAAATCCCAACAGTCTAGAACGGCGCATCCTCGTCGTCTCCAACTGCCGCTGCCACAGGCTTTCTGCTTTCAGAAGAGCTTGAACCATTCGGAGTTAGATTAACTTTCTCCGCAACTACGCTAAGCTTACTACGCTTAACACCTTCATCTGTCTCCCACTTGTTTAACTTAAGGCGACCAACAACCATAACGTGGCGACCTTTAACAAGATAGGGCTTAAGAGATTCGGCTTGCTTTCCCCAGATAGTCACATCCACAAAAGTGGTTTCCTCTTGCTTGGCAGATTCCTTAGACCAAACTCGGTTAGAAGCAATCCCAATATCTGTCACTGAAGTTCCATTCGGCGTCTGACGCAATTCTGCGTCTCTAGTGATGCGTCCAGTAACCACTACTTCATTAATATCACTCATTAAACTCTCCTTTTAAACGAGCATTCCACGATAACGCAACGCCTTGCGGGCCAAGCGGCGAGCGTAGGTAGTGCCATTTTCTCTAACAAGCTTACGGAACTCTCCAGCGTGCTCGCTATTAGCCAGCTTCTGGGTAACACTACGAGTCGAAGCGTCTCCTTCTGCAAAAGCTTTCATCGTCTTGGCCGTACACTTACTCTCCAACAAAGCATTCCAGTCAGTTGTAGCAACAGTCTTCATTCCTCAGTCCTCCAAAAGTAAAGTAACGTAACCAATATCCTTATTATACTTCAGTTTTCCTCAAAGTCCAGATAATTTTTAAAAAAAAGGGGTTTTAAGATGAAGACATAAATCCCGACTTAACGGGATGACTTCTTAAATCCTAACAACCCCTGAGTTTTTTGGGATGATGGATTAAATCCCGACTGAACGGGATGACATTCTAAATCCCAACAATACTATTATACCTCAAGTCTCTCGAAAAGTCCCGCTTTTTCCATATCTAAATCCTCTAATTCTAGACCTACTTGTTTAATAGACTTAACTACATCGTTGCCGCCGCCAAAGAAATACTTAAAGAAGCCCATCTCTCTTCTTACCGCCGCTCTGAGAATTGCTTCTTGAACAATAGATGGATTTTTAACAGTTCTTTTAATACCTTCTTTATTTTCTCTACATTCTTGAATAGCTTGAACTAACTGAATAATAACCTTAGCTATCATAAAGATAGTCCAGATATCCATTTTAGCACGGTCAGTTTCAGGGCTCATTCTACCATATACCCTGTATGCTAAATCATGCTGCACGTATTCTTGATATTGCATCTTTTTCTCCTTAAACCAGCTCTGTCATGGGATCTCGGTGATCTAGAAGATACTGAGGTCGTCCACCTGTGTCGATGACCGTCGTGTCTCTAGGATCAATACCGAGATTGTAATAAAGGGTGCTAACAATTTCTTGAAAATGAACTGGGCGTTGAATAGGATGCTCGCCAAGACGATTTGTTTCGCCAATAGTTTGACCAAGCTTCATACCACCGCCGGCAAGGAGAGCGCAGCTAACTTGCGGCCAGTGATCTCGTCCAGCACCTTTATTAATTTTAGGTGTGCGACCAAACTCACCCCAAACTATAACAGTTACATCATCCAACATACCTCTTTCATCAAGGTCTTCCACTAGCGCACTCACACATTGATCCAGTTTAGCACCGTGATCCCTAACAAGATCAAAGTTAGCTCCGTGACTATCCCAACGACCATAAGAAAGGCTCACAGAGCGCACGCCTACCTCGACCAGACGACGAGCTATCAAAACATGTTCGTTGACTGTAGGAGCACCGTCGTATTGGTATTTAAAAGGTTTGCCGTCTCCATACCTTTCTCTAATCTTGGGATCTTCCTTACTCAAGTCCAGGGCATCTACTAGCTTACTGGAAGTAAGTACGTCAAAAGCCTCATCAATAAAAACATCTACGGAATCTACTTCGCCTTCGGGTTTGATTCTACCAAGACCTGTCAGCAATTGTTTTCTAGCTTTCAGCCTATCTTTACTAATTCCATTAAGGGTTAGATCCGACATCATCTCGCCAGTAGGTTTAAATGGACGATGAGAGATTCCAAGGTAACCTTCAGATCCTGACTCCGACCACGGACTGTGTTGAGTTTTGGCTGCCAGTCCAATAGTGGCTGGAACAGAAACGTCAACGGGTCCTTGAATCTTAGAGGCGACAGAACCAATACTAGGATAACCTACGCCCACAATCTTTTGGTTACGACCCCAACCACTCATGCACTGATAGCCATCGTGACCACCAGCCGAACCCACAACAGATCTAATAGCAACAAACTTATCCATCATGGAAGCAATCTTAGGAAAGCTTTCCCCAATCTGAATACCCGGGACAGCTGTATCAATAGGTTTAAACTCGCCTCTAATTTCTGAGGGTGCATCTGTTTTAATATCCCACATGTCCTGGTGAGGAGGTCCTCCACCTAGAAAAATATTAATAATGGCCTTATGCTTTCCACTTTGTTTTTGAGCTTGCAAAATATGAGGCATAGACAAAGCACCAAAACCACCCACTGACAAAAAACCTCTTCTTGATAGATTTAACATATTACTCTCCTTAATTATTGGATAATTTTGCCGCTTGATACAAACCATTAGATACTGCAAATAGAGGTTCCTCCGCGTGCTTTATTTCAGAAATAGGAACTGGAAAATCTTCGGATATTAATTCTCTTAGTCGTTCTACAAAACCTTGGGCTAACGAAGTTCCTCCTGCGATTACAATAGGCATGGGAGTAAGAACGTTTGGTAACTCTTTCTTCGGTGTTCTTTCATATAGTACTTTAAATTGTTCTACCAAATAAGTCAATAAAGATTCATAATAAATAGAAATGGCTTTTTGGATACCACCACTCGGCTCCGTGATGGAGAAACCCCCTTTCTCTTTTACTGAAGTTACCACGTTGTTGGTTTCGTCTGTGTGCATGGCAGCGTGCTCGTCAATCCAATCACCCCCTCTACTTAAACTAAAACTAAAAACTGGAATACCCATAAAAGAATAAACAATATTGCACATACCAGCCCCAAAGCTCATTCCAATTCCAGTGTAAGCCGTGTCTGCCAACTCAGAATAGACGATGGCTAACCCCTCAGTCATAACATTTATATTTTTATAACCCAGTTCTTTAAAAACACCACCCAATATCTGCTTATGGTACTCTATATCAAAGTTAGCGTCAATAGGAGGAGCGGGGACACAGTAATATAATACATCGTCATCAGAGTGAGGGGGGCCAGCAACTGCTTTCACTAATTCTCCTACCATCAAATTGGACACCGGCTCTTTAGCATTCAAAACTCCCTTGGACATCGGTCTCAAACATTCTTGATGAAATAGGCTTGCAAATTGAAATGCCGAGTCTCCGAGTACGTACAAGATATCATCTACCTTGACGTAATGTGCTCCCGAAGTCTTAAGCATATTTTCCCCAAACTGAGTAGCCGAACCTTCTAGAAACTGGGAGGGATTTAATTTAAAAAAAGCATCTCTAACTTTTCTACACTTAACTTTTCCTCTCTCTAGTTCGGCGCATGAGATAAAACCTGTTCCAATATCTACTCCAATGGCTCTATGAGATGCTTGGTCGCGTGTGTCTTCCATTATAAATACCTCAGTTTTATTATGATCGAATTCTTGTATCACTTCCTCGATGGGAGACGCCTTTGGCGTAGGATTGCTATTTACATTAATATATACTGGTTGAAGTCCGTTTAATTTTTTAAGTCTTTTTTCCATGCTCATGAACGTCACCTATCCGTTGATTCCCGAAAGAGGTTTCTATCTTGGGCATCTTAAATTCTTTTTCTACTGTAGGAATATCGTCCTCTGTCTTACTATAAAATTCTTTCTTTTTAATTTTGGTATCGGTATTATATTTATCAGAAGAGTCTTTGCCAACAAGTTTTGTAACTACATATATTCCCAACAGTATAAACAAGGTAGGCCAAAACGACCACGCGAAAGAGATAAAAAACACTTCTAGAAACTGTTTAGACATCTTGAGCTTTCTGAGAATCTAACATATCTTCAACTTCATTAACTAAGAAAATAAATTCCTCTTCATATTCCCAAATATGATCCCACTCTTCTTTATCTGAAGATAAAATGTGTCGTACAATATCCTCGGCCAAAGCTCGATTTCTCATGTTAATTCCTTAGTGTCCAGGCGATAGCTTTAAGCATGTGAACCAATTTATCCCTTTTATCTTTATCAAACTTCACTTTATCGTTTCCGATAGCTTGGATGATTAAGTCATCAATAGCCTTTCCTAGTCCATTATACTTGTCCTTTAGAGAGTGTCCAGCAAAATTTATTTGGCCTGCTGTAGAGTTAAATCTTCTTACTATTTCTGTAGTATCAATGAAACCTGGATCGTCCCTGACAACATTGGCCACTTGATTAAAATAGTCGCTAATTTGGATCTTGTCTATTTTAGAATCGGGTCCAGTGATTAATCCTGAAATGCCTTTAACAGCTTCTTGCAGTTCGGGAGTTGGTTCTGCAACGACTACCTGCACGCTAGAAGGTCGGTTTACCACCCTCTCTAGCATATCGGGTATTTGATGGCCAAATAAACCAAGCCCCATACAAACGACAACAATAGCCCCCTTCAGTTGCTTAGACATCTCTCTCGTCCTCCAAAATCTTTTTTATATCAGTCTCTTCAGGAATTTTTAAGAGAATCAGTAGCGGAAAAATTTCATCCAATTTAATGGATGCTTCTTCCAAGCCTTTTTTGTCACAAGATTCCTTAAAAACTTCCCAGTCCCTGACAACTTGCAAAAAATCTCCATCTTTTTGCACTGACTTAGAGGACCCGAACATTTCTTTCACATCCAAAAGTGAAAAAAGTACGATTCCACCTATCACTAATAAAATAATCTGAAAAGTGCTCATAATTTATCCTATTCTGTAGATCGAAGTGAATCACCCACGATCCAGGCACCTAGCAGTAAAACTACATGTTGAATGGTATCTGGTTCGAGTCCCAATCCAAAAGTATCTGAAAATGTTACTGCAATACCCGCTACAGCAACCCAAAAACGTCGTGACTTAATCAAACCTTGGAATTTTTCTTTAAGCATTATATGCCTCCTTTATTATACTACAAATTTCTAAATAAACCTCGAAAAAAGTTTCTCAACGGAGTGTGTGGAGGAGGAGGAAGAGGCTCAGGTTCAGGCTCTTCTTCTCCCCCTCCTGGTGGTGGCGTACAGTCACATTCTCCCTCGCAGGGACATTCCGTTTTATGACCGTCTCCGTGTATGATATATCCCGTACCCTCACAGGGACAATTCTCTGGATTGGGCTCAGGGTTAGTTGGTTCAGTTAAAATAACTTTAGCAAAAGTTGTAGATATTACCGGTCGGTAATTGACAGAGTCGGTAGCTCCTAAATCTAGATCTCCCATGATTTTGATAAAGATACTAATTAATACCACTAGTAAAGTGATGAATTCTGTTTTTCTGTCCATGATTACACCTCATAGAAAATCAGAGGTTCCGTAATCCGGCAATGTTCTAGCAGGAAATCCATCTACATTGCTAAAAACCCAAGCTCCACGTTGCCCAAGCATTGTTTTGGCAACTTTTTCTCTAATCCAAAAGCTACCATCAGGTTGGCCGTGTCGCTTAGGTCCGTTATTCCACAAACCCCACGAATTAGCTATCAAAAATAAAGTTTCTTTAAATACTTCTCTTGTATCGTCACAAGCACACCAGCACATGGCGTGATGCCATGTTCCAGAAGCTTTTGCTATGCCATTTTTATCTCTTTGGCTAGAAAATCCTTGGTTACTGCATACGGATAATGCATATCCATTAGATAATGCATCGCGAGCCTCTTCTACAGTTGTTACTAAACTAACAGTTTGAACTTGATGTTTTTGACCCTCTTCTTTAACATTGTTGGGAACTCCTGGTATTCCCCACTTAGTTCCCACTTCTGAATTATAAATAGAAAAATCAAGATCAAGTTCTGGATATTTCTGACGCAACAAAATACCCCCTGTAGAATGAACAAAGCGAGCAGCTTTGGAACAATGCATTCCTTGGCCCGCGTGCTCTCTACTACCATAGATAGGCTCCGTAGCTCCTCGAACAATAAAAGACTCTGCTTCACCGCTATCAATTTCTACGCTTCTCGTAATATCTATAGCATTCCTGACCGCGTGACTTACACAATCTCCTGTAGTTTGACGTTCCAGAGGTCCAAATTCAGGGTCAAATTTTAGGAGTGATTTGAAAGGTAAGCTTAACTTGCCGTCGCCACTCTCTTCGAGGTCCCACGCGGCAGCCCCAAAGAGAGGGTGTGGAAGTTCACCTAGCAGTCTGTCAACATCTACCGGGTCACAAAGTGCTCCCTCGAACCCAAGTCTATATGTTTTTAACAGTGCTCTAGGCGATTTAAACATTTTACTAGCCTTAAAACAAACTGTTCCACCATCCCTGGGAAACGCCTAGAAAATATACTCCTGCTCCTATGCCTGCATAACATGCAGCTGCCAGTACGGGCTTATGCATAAGAAATTCTCCAGGATGTAACAAACCATAAATCAAGCTCTTCAACGGTTTTTTTGGGTCAAAACCCATAGTGTTCCCCTTTATTAAGAAACATCAATACCGAATTTTTTAGCTCTGCTCTTAATTTTTCGCAGAGCACTTTGTTTAGCTGCCGCAGGAATATGTGTCTGGGACAGTCTTGCCAACGCATTTCTTACATGAGCTGCGTCAGGAATAGGTAAGTGACGTAAGCTACGCGGCTCTGTTTTACCATCTACTTTTTTACCACCCGGAGCGATATAGGCAAAATCAGAATCTGGTAAATCATTTACTTGTTTCGTAGTAAGCTTAGCGCCCTTAGAGACAGCCGTAAAGCCAGCTACAACCGTTTCATATATATCTACAGGAATACTGTTAAATTCATCAGCAATAATAGTATGGGCACGCAAACCTCTAATCTTACTACCATCTCCAAGAGGGACTGCCATAGCCCAGCTTTCATTAATCCTCATGGTGCATCTATCTACGTCACGACGAGGGCCGCTATTATCAGAGCATATACTACGCAATAGAGATGCATTTTTCCATATGGTATCCATATACTCAAAAATAACCTTAGATTGTCGAAAGGCAGCTCCCACAATAACAATCTTAGTCCCAGGCATCAAAGTGCATCTAAGCATTCCATATACAGCTAAAAGAAAAGATTTGCCAAAACCACGACTAGCAATATACATAGGAAAAGCTTTAGTCCATAACTCTCGTAGAATTACCACCTGCTCGGGTAATAGTTCTACATTTAATAATTTCTTAACTGTCCATTGAAAATATTTAGGATCTCGCATGAGTTGTAAAATATAAAGATGAAAATTATTTTTCTGATCATCTGTAAGGCCCGTCAAAGGATTTTTGATATCTTTAATATCTTCTTCTGTGACGTTAAGCCAAGCATGTTCATAAGATTCAACATCATACATGGTATTCATTAACCTTCTTCAAAATACGTAAAGCCATTTTCTCAGCTGTTATTTTATCACCGCAAGCTATAACATGAATACCTTTTTCTATTTGCATACTAAATAAAACACTTAAGATGTATTGGGGCTTAATACGAAGACTTTTCCATTTGGGATAGGGAATGCCTGAACCAGCGGGATATCTTTCTATATCTCCCCAATGAAACTCTAATAGGAGAAAAGGATAGGGAAACTCAGCCATAGCCTCTAATTCTCTGTGGAATCTTTTTTCGCCACAGTTCTTAGCAATCTCCGAGACTGATTCTTTTCTCTCTATACAAAGAACTTCCTCTCTACCTTTTAAACTGTAATCGCCAATGTCTAGTTTTTTAACTTCAGTCCCTTTGCAATGAGAGCTTTCGTCAAACCACCACCCGTGACCCTTCTTTTCTCTGGTATCTCGTATTACAGTAAACTTACTCATTGTACTTCTTAATCTTATTGAGCATTTGCCACTCTAATATTTTATAAAAAAACTCTTCGTAGTTTTCTTCACTACCTTTGATTTTTTTATGACACGGCTTGCACAAGGTAATACCATTCGCAAGCGTATATCTAGAACCCGGATAGTCAGCCCATTTCTTTATATGATGGACTTCTAGCTTGCGTTTATTCCTACACTTACATCCAGGCCACTGACATTTTCCTTCATCTCTTCTTCGTACCTCTTCTCGCCAATTTACATATGCAGGACTACGCCAGTCTCGTTTGAACACTTAGATCTCCCCATACCATTCGTTGAACAAGGTCTTCAAAAGTAATTTGAGGTTTCCAGTTTAACATCTCATAGGCTTTCTGTGGCCTCCCATTAAGAAAGTCAACTTCGGCGGGACGATAAAATCTAGGATCAATAACTATAAAGGGTTCAAAATCTTTAATACCAATTTCTTTAAAGGCAAGTGTCAAAAATTCTTTAACACTATGTGTCTCGCCAGTGGCAATTACATAGTCATCCCCATCTTGCTGTTGCATCATAAGCCACATAGCTTCAACATAATCTTTTGCATGACCCCAGTCCCTATAAGTCTCAATGTTACCAAGTCTAAGCTTAGGAAATTTCCCACTTGTTGAATAAATAGAATCTGTATCAAAGTCAAACTTCTCAGGAGGTAAGATATCAGACTGCACCTCCCACCAACGCTTAAAGTTTCCTAACCACTTGGTAATCTTTCGCGTGACAAAGTTCTCGCCACGCCTTTCGCTTTCATGATTAAAAAGAATACCACAACATCCAAAAATATCATAAGCCTCTCTATACATGCCGACAGCATGATGTGCGGCGAGCTTTGCAATTGCATAGGGAGATTGAGGCTCAAATCGCGTTTCTTCATCTTGACATTTTTTCC